AAGTATAGTATATACAGATAAAGAAAATCCAGAATGGGATGATATTCAAACATTAACTAGTTGGGAAAAAGATATATCTCTTACTAATATAAATTCTGAAGCTCATTCGCAAATTGAGAATTTTGCTCATCAAACAATACTTGATAATATTGAGGATTGGTGGAACAATGAAGGTGGCTATGGAGATTTATTAATTAAAGTTCCTTCAGGTGAGTATATTGTGAATAACAATATCAGAATCACAGAAATTGAAGAATATAACCATGGAGGTAATTTATTTAGAAAAATAGAAGACTAATGTCACATCCAATACAGCATGCTAAGTCAGCAGCAAAGAGATTTGGCGGAAAATGGGAAGATTACATAGCTATTGAGGAGTGGTTTGATGAAACTAAGGCTTGGATTGGACACAGCAAGCATAGAATGTTCCGTCACCACAGTGAGGGTATATTTGAATGTGAGAAAGTATTTGGATCAAGCTTTACAAACTCTGATGGTAAAACTGTATACACAAGATATGTTGGAGAACAACATGTAAAAGAAGATTGCAATGGATATATTCCTACTGCAAAAGAGTGGGTAGATAATATAAATACACCCACAGAATGGATGATTAAAACTTTAAAAATTGAAGACTAATGATTTTAAGTAAAGATGAAGTCAAGAATTTAGTAAGTATGATGAAGTCATCAGATAAAGAAAATCACTATCTGGTGTATAAAGTTTTAGAGGATCTAGATTTAGAAGCAAATCTTGGAGAAGTACTTGTCATCTTTAGATATGGTAATTTTAGATTAGATGAGTGGGAAGACAATTGTAAAAAGGTTTATGATTTTATAATAAATAAACTACATGATTACAATGGTGGCTGGGATTCAAAACCTACTACAAGTGATATCTTATCATTACTGACTAAGAATAATGCTTCTAAAGATTCTATAGAACTATTTCTAGAGTACTTTATGATGAATCTTGGTAGAATGTTAGAAAATATGGGGTATCCAACAGACAAGTTTGATTTAACAATTAAATTAAAAGACAATGGATAAACAGCAGAGTTTAAGTAAAATTAGCAAAGAGCTAATGCTTAAAGAGCCCTATTATGGGTTCTTTCTTATTATGCTTAATAAAATGTGGAAAAAAGATCTTCCCACGGCAGGTGTTAGTAAGAATGGTATTAACTATCAGTTGACTATCAATGAAGATTTTTGGACAAGTCTTAGTGAGAAGCATCAAATGGGATTACTTAAGCATGAGTTATTGCATATTGCTTTTGGACATTTAGTAAGTTTTGGTTCTTTTAGAAATAAGAAACTTGCTAATGTTGCAATGGACATGGAGATCAATCAGTATATTGATCCAGAATATTTGCCAGAAGGAGGCATAGATATAAATAACTATGAAGACCTTAATCTTGATACCAAAGCAGGTTGTAGATATTATTATGATAAACTACAACAGCTTAAAGATGAGAAGGATAAAAATGGTACTTGTGGAAATGAACCTATGGATAAGTTATTAGATGACATAGATAACGGTAATATTCCTGATCATAGTACATGGGAAGAGTTTGAAGATCTTAGTGAAGCTGAGCAAAAGTTAATAGAGAAACAATTACAGAAAGTTTTAGCTGATGCTAAAGAACAGACTATCAAAAAGCGTGGTAATGTTCCAGGTGAGATAGAGGGAGTAATTGTTATTGAAGAAATAGTTGCACCTAAGTTTGACTGGAGAGGATATATTAGAAGATTTACTGGAGTGAGCACAAAGGTATTTACTAAGAAAATCCGTAGAAAAGAAAACAGAAGGTTCTCTGACAATCCGGGTCTGAAGATTAAAATGAAACAACATATGTTGTTAGCTATTGATACTTCAGGTTCTGTAAGTGATTCTGAGCTACAAGAATTTATGGGTGAGATTCACCATATTTACAAAGTAGGTGTAGATGTCACTGTGGTACAATGTGATACTAGTATTAGGTCTATTGAACCCTATAAAGGAAAACATGAGATAAATGTAGCAGGAAGAGGAGGAACAGAGTTTGATCCTGTCTTGGATTATTATAATGCTAACCAAAAGAAATATACTAGCCTGGTGTATTTTACTGACGGTGAGTGTTATACATCTGTAATACCAAAGGGTAATGTCCTTTGGGTATTGTCAGAAAGATCACATATGAATGATGATTTGCCTGGAAAAGTGATAAAACTTGAACTTTAATTCTAATTTTATTACTGGATCACATTTTTAGTTGTATATTTGTATATGATATTACAGCACAAAAAAGAAGATATACACAGAAAGTCTGGAGTATATTTGATTGAGTACAATTTACATAAATATGTGGGAAGTAGTATAGATCTATATTCTAGATTTAAACATCACTTAAACTCTTTAAAAAGAGGTGCTCATTATAATGATTTTCTTCAAAAAATTTATAATTCATACTCAGATAGTATTACATTTTCTGTTATTGAGTTTTGTGAGAATTATATTGAAAGAGAAGCTTTTTATATTGAACATTACAAATGTGATATAAATGTTGAAAGAGATCCAGTTAGTAGAAGGAAGAGTGAAAGTACAAAGCAAAAACTAAAAATGGCTAATACAAATAAAAGATTAGGTAAGGCTAATCATGCTTCAGTAAAAGTATATCAGTATACTTTGGAAGGAAACTATGTAAATGAATATGATACAATAAGAGAAGCTGCATTAGCAGTTAATGGTAATGAGACATCTATAGGTGATGCTGCAATTGGAAACTATAAATCTTCAAAAGGATTTCAATGGAGAAGAGAAAAGTTTGATTCAATTTCATGCATATCTAAAAGAAATAGAAAACCATATTCTATTAAGAAAATTAGCATTAGTGATAATACTACAAAAGTAATTGTATCTAGTGTTAAGGAAGCTGCATTATTATTAAATGCTAATGAGGGCACAGTTAGAAAAGCACTTACCCATGGGTTTAAGTGTAAAGGTAAAGTAATTAAGTTAGAACTATAAAAAAAGAGTTATGAGTCAAGTACAACTAAATGTTGAAGAGTTAAAAAGTTTTATTAAGCACATGGTTAGTAATAACCAGCATATACAAGCTCAAGGTAAAGTACCTGTAGCAATTAATATTGAGGGTGATGCAGGTCTTGGTAAGACTTCTGCTATTATGCAGTTAGGTAAGGAGCTTAATATGCAAGTTGTAAAATTAAATTTATCTCAATTAGAAGAATTGGGTGATTTGGTTGGTTTTCCAGTCAAAGAATTTGAAATTCAAAATGCTGAGGGTAAAACTACCTGGATAAATGAATCTCAGATAAATGCAGCAACTGTAAAGGGTTATAAAGTTGTGGGTAAGAGAATGTCTCATGCTGCTCCTGAGTGGATTCAGGGTAAAGGAGAAGGTGGTTTCTTGATTCTTGATGACTATACTCGTGCAGACCATAGATTTATGCAAGCTACTATGGAGATTCTAGATAGACAAGAATATGTTTCTTGGAAGCTTCCAAAGAACTGGCATGTTATCTTAACTACTAATCCAGACAATGGTGACTATAATGTTACTTCTCTTGACGTAGCTCAGAAGACTAGATTTATCTCTGTTGAGTTAAAATATGATTCTGATGTGTGGGCCAAATGGGCTGAGAATGCAGGTATAGATGGTAGATGTATTAACTTTATGTTGATGCACCCAGAGTTGGTAACTCAAAGAGTAAATCCAAGATCTATTACTACATTCTTTAATGCAATTAGCTCTATTGATAAGTTTGAAGATTCATTACCATTGGTTCAAATGATTGGTGAGGGTTCTGTTGGAGCAGACTTTAGTTCTATGTTTACTATGTTTATTAATAATAAACTTGATAGAATTATCTCTCCTGAAGATATCTTGACTAAAGATAAAGACTATGTAATGGGAGCTCTCACAAATGCAGTTGGTAAAGATGATAACTTTAGAGCAGATATTTCTAGTGTTATTGCTACCAGATTGATTAACTATTCACTTGTTCAAGCTGAGAAGGGTTCAGTTCCTGCAGGAGTAATTGACAGATTGGCAATTCTAACTACTGAATGTGATGCATTTACAAATGACCTTAGATATTATATGGTTAAAGAGATAGTAAATGGAAACAAAGTTAAGTTTGCTAAACTCATGCAGAATACTAATGTGGTGAAGATGGCTATCCAATAAAACAAAGATGGGCAGTTCCCTTTTTATCAAACATTAAATTGATTAAAAACTAAGATGGGGGAAGGTAATACTTCCCCTAATCTTTATAAATTAAACTATGGAAAAATTTGTTCATATTGATTTAAATAATGACTCGGCCGTTAATAATATACGTGGTTTTAATGTAGATATTATAGAGGGCCTTGAAGATTCAGTTTCTACATTTGTAAATTCAAAGGGATATGTCCCTACAAAGGGAGACACAATATATCTATTGCCGGGAGTTAATATTCCAAGAATGAAACTAAAAGATCTTGCACTAAATCTTGGTATTAGAGTAGTAAGAGACCCAGCAAAAGCTACTGTTGTGTTCAGTGGTAAAAGCAGTGTTGGTAAACTAACTACGTCTAGTTGGTATTATTTTGCTGATGCAAATACTATTCTTGAAAATGTAAAGAAGCTTTGTGAAGATGACTATTACATTGATAAGTTAGAAACAGCAATATCAAGCACGGGTGCTACAAGAGTTTGTTCCGGTTGGTCAGACATGAGAAATACTCTGTGTAATGGTGATACAAGCATTTATGAAAGTCAATACATCTATGGTATTGAATCAGAATATATTGATACATACAATGCTATTCAGGGTAAACCAATCTATTGTGAGTCAGAGTTAATTACCAATATTAATGGTGATGATTCTACAGTTATAGACTATGATGTATACAAACAACTAAAAAATATGTTTGAAAGCTCTGATGAAGACAATCATATCCTAGCTATGGAAATTATGGCTAACTCTCATTATGAGAATAGTATTCTGTACTTACTGATGCTAATAAGTGATTTTAGTAATAGAATATCTAATACACATACTAAAAACCATGTGAACTTTAAGTCAATGCTTGCTTATTTTAATTGGATTCCAAGAAATATAAATAGTCAGTCTGCTGATGATATAATCAAGATAATAGATGGGAAGGGTCTGTTAACTCTAGATATGATTAAAATATTATATAAAGAGTATACTGATGATATTCATAGCAGCATTGCTTATGATGAGGTCTTTGAAATTAAAGAAATTACTATTAAACAAGACTATCTTGACAAACTTAATTTAACATCTCTTAACTTAATTAATCCTCAAGAACTTGAGGTCACAGATCCGGTAGATGAAATAGTTACTGATGAACTTATAGAAGCTGCAATAACTAATATTCAAAGAGCTGAACTTAAGTCAGAGTTAATAGCTATTGAAGAAGAATTAAGTGCTGCCCAGGGGACCCCAGAAGAAGAATCAAATAACAATCAAATAGAAGAAACAAATGGGGATGACTTTGAATGGTTCTGAGGAACTAGAAAAATTCTATAAAGAAAAGTTTTACTTTAGCTACTCTAGCATTAGTAAACTTCTTTATTCTCCGGTAGCATTCTATAATCATTATGTGCTCAACAACAGAGAAGATAGTGTTGGCCCTCACCTGGTAGCAGGTAGGGTCATACACTGTCTCTTGTTTGAAGAGGACAAGTATGATGATTATTTTACAAGCATGCCGGGAAAACTACCAACAGATAGTCAAAAGAAAATTATTGATAATATTTTCAAGACACACTTGTCAATAGAAAATAATTCTCTATCTTTGGAGGACTACTCACAAGATATACTTACAGAGCTACTCACAGCTAATCTCTACCAAACACTTAAGACAGATCAACAGAGACTTGATAAGATACTCACAGAGGAAAACAAACAATACTTTAATTTTCTTAAAGAGGCCCAAAACAAAACTGTAGTTGATCAACCTACTTTAGATGGTTGTAGAGCAAGTGTTGAGGTACTTAAGTCTAACAAAGACATAAGACAACTACTACAATTTGATAGGGCTGAAACAGATGACCACATAGAGGTGTATAGTGAGTTGCAAGTGCAGGTTGACG